CTTCGGCTGGGGCGCGCGGGCTATCGCATCACGGTGCGCGCCGCGCCGCAGGGCGCGCCGTCGCGGCCCGTGCCGGGGCAGCGGCTGCGCGACGGGGCGCGGCTCTTTCACATCCTGTCGGTGACCGAGAGCCGCGAGGGCGCGGGGTATCTCACGCTCTGGGCCGAAGAGGAGGTGGTGGCATGAGCTATGGCATGGCAGCTGCGCTTCAGTCGGCGATCTGGCAGCACCTTTCGGGCGATGCCGCGCTGGGCGCGCTGGTGGGCGGTGCGATCTTCGATGCGGCCCCGCAGGGCGCGGTGCCCGATCTCTATGTCGTCCTCGGCCCCGAGGATGCGCGCGAGCGCGGCGACGGCACCGGCGCGGGGGCCGAGCATCGCGTGACCGTCACGGTGGTGAGCGCGGGCGCGGGTTTCCTGTCAGCCAAGCAGGCGGCAGGGGCGGTGAGCGACGTGCTGAGCGGTGCCGCGCTGAGCCTGAACCGGGGGCGGCTGGTCTCGCTCGGGTTCCTGCGCGCCCGCGCGCGCCGAAGCCGCGACGCGCAGCATCGGCGCATCGACCTGACATTCCGGGCGCGCGTGGATGACGGCGCCTGATCCCCGGAGCGTGCCGCGGGCACCGGCATTCACGCGGCACGCTCCGAACCATTCATTCGGCATGTTCGGGAAGCTCAAAACCGGTTCCCGGTCTCGAGCGGCATGCCTTGGCAGAACGGAGACGAGACATGGCAGTTCAGAACGGCAAGGACCTTCTCATCAAGGTCGATCTGACCGGGGGCGGCAATTTCCAGACGGTTGCGGGGCTGCGCGCGACGCGGGTGAGCTTCAACGCCGAGAGCGTCGATGTGACGAGCCTCGACTCGGCGGGCGGCTGGCGCGAGTTGCTGGCCGGTGCCGGCGTCAAATCAGCCGCGATCAGCGGTTCGGGCATTTTCCGCGACGCGGCGAGCGACGCGCGGATGCGGCAGGTCTTCTTTGACGGGGAGATGCCGGATTTCCAGGTGGTGATCCCGGATTTCGGCACCATCGAGGGGCCGTTCCAGATCACGGGGATCGAGTATGGCGGCACGCATGACGGCGAGGCGACCTACGAGATGTCGCTCGCCTCGGGCGGGCGGCTCGATTTCGTGGCGCTGTGAGCGGCATGGCCAATCCGCATGCGGGCGAAGTGGCGGTGGTCATCGGGGGCGAGCGCCGCGCGATGCGGCTGACGCTCGGGGCGCTGGCCGAGATGGAGGCGGCGATGGAGGCCGATTCGCTCGTCGATCTGGTGGCGCGGTTCGAGGAGGGGCGGTTCTCGTCGCGCGACGTGCTGGCGGTGATCGTGGCGGGGTTGCGTGGCGGCGGCTGGGAGGGTCAGGCCGCCGACCTGCTGACCGCCGAGATCGCGGGCGGGCCCGTGGCCGCCGCGCGGGCTGCGGCGCAGCTTCTGGCGCGCGCCTTTGCCCTGCCGGACGCGGGCGCATGAGCGCGCGGTTCGACTGGCCTGCGCTGATGCGGGCGGGGATGCAGGGGCTGGGCCTGCGCCCGGCCGAGTTCTGGGCGCTGACGCCCGCGGAACTGCGCCTGATGCTGGGCGAGGGCGGCGGCGTGCGGCCGATGGCGCGCGACGGGCTGGAGGCGCTGCTGGCGGCCTATCCCGACAAGACCGAGGAGACGGGCGATGGATGAGCTTGAGCGCGCCGATGATCTGGAGACGCAGGTCGCGGCGCTGGACGACGCGATGGGGCAGGCGGGCGCGATGGCTGCTGCCTTTGCCGGGGAACTGGCCCGGGTGCGCGGTGGCTTTGCCGCCGCCGGGCAGGATGTGCAGAGCCTTGAGCGCGGGCTGAGCCGGGGCCTGCGCGGCGCGCTGCGCGGTGCCGTGGTGCAGGGCGACAGCCTGAGCGACAGCCTGCGGCGGCTGGCCACGACGATGGTCAACACCGCGTTCAACGACGCGGTCCGCCCGGTGACCGACCAGGTGGGCGGGCTGGTGTCGCAGGGGATCGGCGCGCTGGTGGGCGGGCTGCTGCCCTTCGGGCGCGGCGGCAGTTTCGCACAAGGCCGCGTGATGCCGTTTGCCAACGGTGGCGTGGTGAGCGGGCCGTTGACGTTTCCGCTGCGCGGCGGGCGCACCGGGCTGATGGGCGAGGCGGGGCCGGAGGCGATCCTGCCGCTGAGCCGTGGCACCGACGGGCGCCTTGGCGTGCGCGCGCAATCGGGCGGCAACGTGACCGTGGTGATGAACGTGAGCACGCCGGACGTCGAGGGCTTTCGCCGCAGCCGCGGGCAGATCGCCGCGCAGCTTGGCCGCGCGATCGGACGCGGCGCGCGCAACCGCTGAAAGGGAGAGAGCCATGGGATTTCACGAGATACGGTTTCCGGCCAGCCTGAGCTTTGGCTCGGTCGGCGGGCCCGAGCGGCTCACCGAGATCGTCGCGCTGGCCAGCGGCTTTGAGGAGCGCAACAGCCCCTGGGCGCAGGCGCGCCGGCGTTATGACGCGGGCGTGGCGCTGCGCGGCCTCGAGGATATCGAGACGCTGATCGCGTTCTTCGAGGCGCGGCACGGGCAGCTTTACGGCTTTCGCTGGAAGGACTGGAGCGATTTCAAGTCGGGCCGCGCGGGGGCGGCGCCGGCCTTTGACGATCAGCGGATCGGTGTGGGCGACGACGCCGAGGTGGCCTTTCAGCTCTTCAAGACCTACCGCTCGGGCGCGCATGAGGCCGTGCGCCCCATCGTCAAGCCGGTCGCGGGCAGCGTGCGCATCGGCCTTGGTGGTGTCGAGATGCGCGAGGGGGTGCATTACGCGGTGGACGACACCACCGGAATCGTGACGTTTTCCGAGCCGCCCAACCGCGATGTGGCGGTGACGGCGGGGTATGAATTCGACGTGCCGGTGCGGTTCGATACCGACCGTATCCAGGTGAGCCTCGCGAGTTTCCGGGCGGGCGAGGTGCCGGACGTGCCGGTGGTGGAGATCCGGGTATGACCGGGGCCGAGGCACTGGCCGCGCATCTCGGGACCGGGGTGAGCACCACCTGCCGGGCCTGGGCGCTGAGGCGGCGCGACGGGGTGGTGACGGGCTTTACCGATCACGACCGCGCGCTTGTCTTCGAGGGGGTGGCGTTTCGCCCCGGAACGGGGATGAGCGCGCGCGCCGTGACCGCGGGCACCGGGCTGGCCGTCAACAATACCGAGGCGTTGGGGGCCCTGTCGGACTCGGCCATTACCGAGGCGGATATAGAGGCCGGGCGCTATGACGGTGCGGGCGTGCGGGCGTGGATCGTGAACTGGCGCGACGTCGCGCAACGGACGGTGATCTTTGCCGGGACGATCGGTGAAATCCGCCGCGCGGGCGGGGCGTTCGAGGCGGAGTTGCGGGGCCTGACGGACGCGCTCAACGTGCCGCTGGGGCGGGTGTTCCAGACGCGGTGCAGCGCCGTTCTGGGGGATCGCGACTGCACCTTCGATCTCGATACGCCGGGGTATCTTGCCGAGCGTGAGGCCGGGGCGGTCGTGGAGAACCGCGTGTTCCGCCTGACCGGGATGGCCGGGTTTGACGAGGGCTGGTTCCGCCACGGCGTGCTGAAAGTGAAGAGCGGTGCGGCGCAGGGATTGCAGGGGCTGATCAAACGCGACCGTATGGAAGCCACGGCGCGGGTGATCGAGCTATGGCATCCGCTGGCGGCGGATGTTCGGCCCGGTGACGCGCTGCGGATCGAGGCGGGCTGTGACAAGCGGCGCGAGACCTGCCAGGTCAAGTTCGACAACCTGTTGAATTTTCAGGGGTTCCCGGACATCCCCGGCGATGACTGGGTGATCACCGACCCGTCGAAGTCGCCGCGCCTCGATGGCGGGAGCCGCAGGCGATGAGCGCGCGGACCGCGAAAATCGTGGCCGCCGCGCGCGGCTGGATCGGCACGCCCTACCGCCACCAGGCGGCGTGCCGGGGGGCGGGGTGCGATTGCCTGGGCCTTGTGCGCGGCGTGTGGCGCGAGGTGATGGGCGACGAGCCCGAGCGCCCGCCCGCCTATTCGCTGGACTGGTCCGAGCCCGCCCGCGAGGAGGTGTTGTGGCATGCGGCGCTGCGGCATCTGCGGGCGCGTCCGCTGGCCTGCGAGGCGCGTGGCGACGTGATCCTGTTCCGGATGCGCGCCGGCGCGGTGGCCAAGCATCTGGGCATCTGCACGCGCGTCGGGCGGGACGCACGTTTCGTTCATGCCTATTCGGGGCATGGGGTGGTGGAAAGCGCGCTGAGCGCGCCCTGGCGGCGGCGGATCGTGGCGCGGTTCGCCTTTCCCGAGGAGGGATAAGCATGGCAACGATTCTCCTGTCTGCCGCCGGGGCGGCGATCGGCGGTGCGGTTGGCGGCTCGGTGCTGGGCATCTCGTCGGTGGCGCTGGGGCGCTTCGCGGGTGCGGTGATCGGGCGGTCGATCGACCAACGCCTGCTGGGGCAGGGCTCGGAGGTGGTGGAAACGGGGCGCGTCAACCGTCTGCGGCTGACCGGCTCGGGCGAGGGCGATGCCATCGCGCAGGTCCATGGCCGGATGCGCGTTGGCGGGCAGGTGATCTGGGCCACCGAGTTCCGCGAGCGCGTGACCGTCACGCGAGGGCGCAGCGGCGGCGGCAAGGGCAGCCCGCGCCCCGCCACCCCCACGGTGCGCGAGATCAGCTATTCGGTGAGCCTGGCGCTGGCGCTGTGCGAGGGCGAGATTGCCCGCGTCGCCCGCATCTGGGCCGACGGCACCGAGATCGCGCCCGACAGCCTGAACATGCGGGTCTATCCCGGCAGCCGCGACCAACTGCCTGATCCGCTGATCGAGGCGGTCGAGGGGGCGGGCACGGTGCCGGCCTATCGCGGCACCGCCTATGTGGTGATCGAGGACCTCGATCTCACGCCCTTCGGTGCCCGCGTGCCGCAATTCAGCTTCGAGGTGTGCCGGCCGGCGCAGGCGGGGGGCCCCGGCGCCGATCTCGACCCGGTTCACGCGCTGCGCGGGGTGGCGATGCTGCCCGGCACCGGCGAATACGCGCTGGCCACGAGCCCGGTGACGATGGATTTCGGCTTTGGCTCCAAGGGGCTGGCCAATGTCAGCACGCCCGGTGCGCGCAGCGATTTCGCCGTGTCGCTGGAGGCGCTCATGCAGGAGTTGCCGGGGGTGCGGGCCACGTCGCTGGTGGTGAGCTGGTTCGGCGACGACCTGCGCTGTGCCGCGTGCCAGATCCGCCCGATGGTGGAGCAGGCGGAGTTCGACTCGGTCAACATGCCCTGGCAGGTCTCGGGCCTTGGCCGGGCGGCGGCCGAGACCGTGCCGCGCGATTCCGGGGGGCGCGAGGTCTATGGCGGCACGCCGTCGGATCAGGCGGTGGTGGAGGCGATCCTCGCGCTGCGGCAGGCGGGGCAGGACGTGCTCTATTATCCGTTCATCCTGATGACGCAGATGGCGGGCAATCCGCTGCCCGATCCCCGGAGCGAGGCGCAGACGCAGCCGGTGCTGCCCTGGCGGGGGCGGATCACCACGTCGAAGGCACCGGGGCAGGCGGGCAGCCCCGACGGCACGGCGGCGGCGGTGGACGAGGTGGCGGCGTTCTTCGGCACGGCGCGGGCGGCGGATTTCACGGTGACGCCGGTGGCGGCGATGCCGGTGGAGGCACCGGGCACCGGCGCGCGCGACCTGCTGAGCTTTGGCGGCGCGGTGAAGCGCAGCCCCGTCGCCTATCATGGCCCCGACGAATGGTCGTTTCGCCGCTTCATCCTGCACCAGGCGGCGCTCTGTGCGGCGGCGGGCGGCGTCGAGAGCTTCTGCATCGGCTCGGAGATGCGCAGCCTCACGCAAGTGAGGGGGCCGGGCAACGGCTTTCCGGCGGTGGCGCAGCTCATTTCGCTGGCGGCGGAGGTGCGCACGCTGCTGGGGCCCGGGGTCAAGATCAGCTATGCCGCCGACTGGTCGGAATATTTCGGCTATCAGCCGGGCGACGGCGACCGGTTCTTTCACCTCGATCCGCTGTGGGCGGACCAGAACATCGACTTCGTCGGGATCGACAATTACATGCCGTTGTCGGATTGGCGCGAGGGGTATGACCATCGCGATGCGCAGGACTGGCCGTCGATCCACGATCTCGATTACCTGCAATCGAATATCGAGGGCGGCGAGGGGTATGACTGGTTCTACCCATCGCAGGAGGCGCGCGCGGCGCAGCGGCGGGTGCCGATCACGGATGAGGCCCATGGCGAGCCGTGGGTGTGGCGCTTCAAGGACCTGCGGGGCTGGTGGGAGAACCGCCACCACGACCGGGTGGGGGGCGTGCGCGCGCCCGAGCCGACCGCATGGGCGCCGCAATCGAAGCCTATAAGGTTCACCGAGTATGGCTGCGCGGCGGTGGACAAGGGCACCAACGAGCCCAACAAGTTCCTCGATCCCAAATCGTCGGAATCCAGCCTGCCGCGGCATTCCACGGGTGCGCGGGATGATCTCATCCAGTTGCAATACCTGAGGGCGATGGCGGGATACTGGCGGGATCCGGCGCGAAACCCGGTGTCGGAGGTATTCGGGGGGCCGATGATCGACATGGATCATGCCCATGTCTGGGCCTGGGACGCGCGGCCCTTTCCGTGGTTTCCGGGCCGTTCCGACCTGTGGTCGGATGGCGCCAACTATGCGCGCGGGCACTGGATCACGGGGCGGGCGAGCGGGCGTCGGCTGGCCGAGGTGATCGCGGAGATCGCCGGGCGTGCCGGCCTCGGCGCCCCCGAAACGGCGCGCGCCAACGGGTTCGTGCGCGGCTATACCGTGGACGAGGTGGCCCCTGCGCGCGCGGCGCTGCAACCGCTGTTGCTGGCCTATGGCGTGGACGCGGTGGAGCGCGGGGGGGCGCTCGGCTTTCGGGCGCGCGACGGGCGGGCGGATGCCGTGCTGGCCCATGACCGGCTGGTGCGCGATCCCGAACTTGGCGGCGTGATCGAGGTGACGCGCGGCAGCGACCTGGAGCTTGCGGGGCGGGTGCGGCTGCGCTTTGTCGAGGCGGATGGCGATTACGAGGCAGTGGCCGAGGAGGCGATCCTGCCCGATGACGCGACGCACGCGGTGGCGATGTCGGAGTTGCCGCTGGCGCTCACGCGGGCCGAGGGACGGCAGGTGGTGGAGCGCTGGCTGTCGGAGGCGCGGCTGTCGGTCGATACGCTGCGCCTGACCCTGCCGCCCTCGGATATCGCGCGCGGGGCGGGCGACGTGATCGAATTGCCGCCATCCGAGGGCGGCGGGCGGTTTCGCATCGACCGGGCCGAGCAGATGGCGGGCGTGCAGCGCATCGAGGCCACGCGCACCGACCCCGAGAGCTTTCGCCCCGTCCTGATCGGGGATGCGCCGGCGCGGCTTCGGCCCTTCGTTGCGCCCGGCCCGGTGACGCCGCTGTTTCTCGACCTGCCGCTGATGACGGGCGAGGAGGTGCCCCACGCGCCGCACCTGGCGGTGATCGCCGATCCGTGGCCGGGGACGGTGGCGCTTTATGCCTCGGACGAGGACGCCGATTACGCGCTCGATACGCTGATCTCCGCGCAGGCCACGGCGGGGGTGACGCAGGGCGTGCTGGCCCCCGCCGCACCGGGGCGGATCGACCGGGGCGCCGGCCTCTTCGTGCGGATGCGCCACGGCACGCTGGAGAGCGTGAGCGACCTTGCGTTCCTGAACGGGGGCAATCTGTGCGCCATCGGCGACGGGACGCCCGACGGGTGGGAATTGTTCCAGTTCCGCGACGCCGAACTGGTGGCACCAGATACCTATATCCTGCGCCACCGGCTGCGGGGGCAGTTGGGCACCGAGGGGGCCGGGGCGTGGCCCGAGGGCTCGGTCGTGGTGCGGCTGGACGGGGTGCCGCGACAGACCGGGCTGGCCGAGGCGCAGCGCGGGCAGGCGCGGCATTACCGGATCGGGCCGGGGGGGCGCCCGGTGGACGATCCGGGCTTCGGCCATGCGGTGCTGGCCTTCGACGGGCTGGGGCTGCGGCCCTATGCGCCGGTGCATCTGCGGGTGGCCGAGGCGGGGGGCGATCTGGATGTCACCTGGATCCGGCGCACGCGGCTGGGCGGCGACCGGTGGGACACGCCCGAGGTGCCGCTGGGCGAGGAGAGCGAGGGCTATCTGCTTCGCGTGCGGCGCGGGGTTGAGGTGTTGCGCGAGGTCACGGTGCCGGTGCCGGAATGGACCTACCCGGCCGCTGCGCGGGTTGCCGATGGACCGGATGCGGGCAAGCGGATCGAGGTGGCGCAGGTCTCGGCCAGTTTTGGGCCGGGGCGGTTTG